CTTTTTCAACTGTGTAGGTTTTCGCCATCAATGTACGAGCATCTCTAAATTGACTTAGAAGCTCAGGGTTTCCAACATCTTGCAAGTGCGTCTCTACAGCATCCTCCAAGGCTTTAGCCGCCCCTTTGCTAGCCCTTGCCACGTCAGTATTACCAGTCCTGAAAGCATCGTCAGCAGCAGCGCGTAATTCTCGAATTTTCGCCAGTGCAGAACCTGCTTCAAACGATGGCGAACGAAGCGAATCAACCAAAGCGACGACAGGGCTTTCTTTGGCATTGGGGAAGCCCTTAGCGGCGGTTAGGTGCGTCTCTGCTAGTTTGTCCAAGGCTTCGCTGTAGGCTTTTGTCGGTGTAATCGTGCCCGTTTGCGTGATAGCCTCGCTTGATGCGCTAGCAGTTTTGCGAATGCTTAAAAGCAAATCAGGCGTGATTTTTGCATCAGCAGGCAACCCCAAAGCCTTAGCAGCTAGACCGTTTGTAACCTCTGAGTTTTTAGCACTTGCGTTTTGCGCCGTGGTCAATTTACCAGAGAAGCCCTCAAGCAAGCGATTTGTCAGGGTTGGATTTGCTTGTGTAGGCGGTATCACATAGCCAGCATCACGCGCCGCATTGATGGCAGATACCATTTCAGGCGATTGATCGGTTTTGCCAAAGGCTTTACCCAAAGCGTTACCAACTACCCCCGCGCCTTTAGCGACAATTGGCAATCCACCACCAATTGCAGTACCCAAACCAACATCTTTAATATCAGGGCTAACCATTGCAGTTGATAGCGCACCCGTAGCAGCGCCAGCACCAGCACGGGTTAGCAGTTCTTTACCTAACGTTTGACCACCGCCCGTAACCATGCCACCACTACGCAAAGCATTTACCACTTGCGGGGCTGCGCCCATACCTTTAGCGCCTAATGCTAGTACGTTACCAGTGCCAGCCGTACCAGCTATTTCACCTACTAATTTGCCGCCTTTGTAAGCGTATGAATCAGGATTAGCGCCCATTGCTTGTAAGCCGCTATCCATGCCTTGCCTAGCTTGTGCATCTGCTTTCATGTCGGGCATGATGTTGCCACCCGCCGCAACCCTTGGCAACATACGGCTAGGCAACATTTCACCCGCAGTTAGGATGGTTTGACCGATAGAGCCTGCACCACGCACCAATCCAGCCGCGCTATTGCCTGCAAATTGTTTAACACTATCTAATAGGCTTGTCTCAGGCTGTGCAGGTGCTACGGGCGCAGCTTGCATACTGCGGATTGCGTTGGCAAATGCTCGCGCATCGTCAACATTACCCGCCGCATCAGCTTTTCTCAAGCCGTCATGGAGTTGTTCAAGTGTTGCCATTATTTGTACTTGTTAAGTAATGCGTCAATATCACTACCACCGCCGCCGATGATGTCCTTCACCACGCCGCGCTGTCCTTTGGGGATTTCAGCTTGAACACCTCGCGTTGCAATCGCTCGGTTATTGGCTTTTTGTTTGATGACTGATTCAGCATCGCCAATTTGCGGAAAATACTGTTTTTCAGCGTTATCAAACTCAGACGGACTAATGACCGCGCCAGATTCACGCCGCAACGTGGCGTTAATAAAGTCGCGCTTGGCTTGCTGTAGCTGTTGCTGTGAGCCGCTACTAAGTGCAGTTACCGCATTACCAACCCCAAAGCCAGCATTTGAAAATGGCACACTTTTATTTGTGCCAGCTTTTGCCAAGTCTTGGATAATTTTGTCAGACTGCTCCATACGAGAGCCAAACAAAGCCGCTTTACTTTGCGCATCAGTCATTGGCTTTTCAGCGCCAGATTTAGGTGCAAACCCTTCTACACGGCTAATATTGCCCTGTCGATCTTGACGCACTAATACGGGTTTACCATCTTCGCCTGTCACCTCGAAAGGTTTGGACATGCTCGCGCTATTGCTTTCACGGCTTCGCGCATCGGTCATGTTTTGACCGCGTATTGTCGCGCCTACGCTTGCTTGGTTGTTTTCGCGTGATGTTTTGTTTGTCAGCTCGTTATTTTGTACGCTGATTTTTTCGTTTGCTACGTTATGGCGACCAGTCTCAGCAAGCGTCAATTCTTGATGACGCGCTGCCATGCTGTCTTTCACCGACATGGCTTTTTGGCGACCTATTTCAATCGCTTTTGCGTCATACGTTGGCGGCATGTTTGGCACTAAATCTGCTAACTCAGGGATTTTAGAAGCCTGTGCTCTCATTTGGTCGTAGCTGCCTTGGTCTTGCACGCCACCCATTAACTGCCCCATCAAATCAAGCCTTCTGAAATGCTTTTCAAGCTGCATTTTTTCAGTTTCAGCCGTGGTTTTTGAGGCGTCTGCATTAACTTTTGCCAAGTCGCCTTGACCTTTTAAATAGTCTTGCGTCTTTTTAACACCACCCGCGCTGTACATTTGCGCTTGCGTTGGCTGTGTTTGACCGCCTAACAATTGACGCAGCGCATTCGAGTCTTGCTGCTCTTGTCGCAAACCATCCATTTTGAATTGGTTGACATCAAGTTCTTGCTGTGTAGCTTTGTTTTTAAAGCTGTTTGCCAAAGCGTTTTGATATGCGGAAGCAAAAGCGTTAACACCATTGCCGCCGCCGATTAATGAGGGGTCTAGTTCTATTCTTGGCATATTAACCCTTAAAAGTCGAGATAGTCGTAACCGCCAAAATTCTGCGTGGGGTATGAATTGTTGTTGTTACCCTTTTGGTAGCTATTCCATGCGCCAACAGCAGAACCCAAACCACCGCCCAAAGAGTTACCAAAAGCTGTGTTATAGGCGCTTTGCGCATTGGCTCTTGCGTTGTTGCCACTCATTATGTTGTCGTAGTAGTTACTAGCAGATCGACTCTGTTGAGCCGTGCCATTACCTAATGCGCTTGCAATGCCTGAATAAGCGTTAGATATTTGATTTTGTGAGCTTGTGCCAGCACCAGAAACGGAATTAACCGCATTTTGTCCAACACCTTGCAAGCCCATTAATTTGTTGTATTCGTTGGTGTTATCAGCACTGTAAGCCGCACGATCATTTGAATAACGCCCGTATGCATTGCCATATTCGTTGCTTGCGTAGTCTTGGTTAAAACGTGTCAAGGCTTTCATTGCAGCGCCTGATAGCAAATTACCACTTGCTGCAAATGAGTTGTTTACGCCTTGTCCACCCTCGGATTTGCGGAATTGATAGCCCGGCTCGGCTTCAAAATTAAAGTCTTTGTATCGCTTGTTTAATCCACCAGCTTCGCCTGTACCTTCACCACCTAGACCCATGCGATAAGCAAGCTGATTACCAGCTGCTTCGCCTCTATCCATCATGCCACGGTTACGCGCTTGCGTCTCCTGATACATGCGCTCCTGCCCGTTGACATCCATCATACCCCAGCGTTCTTGATCCTCTCGGTTCAAATCCCAGCGGCGTTTGTCCTCGTCAAACTGCTGCTGCGATAACCTATCGTTAGCAGCAGAAGCGCTATTTTGGGCTTTATTTGATTTGTTGGCAGAATAAATACTTGCCCCTGCGGTTATGCCCGCCGCTGCTAATGCAACACTCATACAAGCACCTCAAACTTTTTGTTTTCGATTAGTTGTTTATTCATTTCTTTCCCCAAAACCTCGTTAGCTTTTGCCGTTGTTAGCTCTTCAACCAATTCATCTACATCTTTTGTGTGCGTAGCGTGATAGGTTGTGAAAGTTGTCTCTTCCAATGCTGTTGCGGCTTTTTGTGACCATGCCTTTGATTCAAACGTGCAAGGTGCAATTAAGTTAATAACACCATTGCCATCGCCAGCATCAATCACTAAATGGCCTGCACTCATGGTGCATAAGTGGTCTGTTTTGTGTACAGCGCCGACCAAAGTCACCCCTTTTGGAATAGTTATTTCTCGCGCATATATGCCGTTAGCAAAGTAATGACGTTCAGCAATTGCGACCTGCTTTAAACTGGTCATTGAATTAAGCAGCGCCTGAATTTTTTGCTGGTTTGTCTTACCGCCAGTGAGTGAGAATGAATAGCTTACTAATGCGGTCATACAATATTTCCCATCGCATCGCGCCACACATCAGGCAATGCGCTAAACCAAATTTGCTTATTCAACGTGCGGTCTATGTAAGGGCGACCAACATACAAACGGCTAGTCGGGCGGTCTGTTGTCGCGCCTTCGTCTGTCATGTCGTTCAGCATGTCGTTCCAGCGCGTGAATGTGAATAACCACTGTTGGTTGACATTGCCAGAAGCATCAACAATAGAGGCGCTTGGTAGGTCAAATCTCATTTCGTACCCCATGCCTGAGTTATCACGGTCTTAACGGGGTCAGTGATGCGGAATTTAAAAACCCAATCACGAGCTCGCCCGACTCTGTTCCACTTTGCGCGGCGTTTGTATTCACCTACTTTGCCAAACGAGCGCCATTGTTCAGGGCTGTAAGTGTGTCCACCGTCACGGCTAACGGACATCATGATTTGTGGGTCGTAACCCTGCCCCGTTTGACTGCCTGTGCCTGCTTCCATTTCCAGCCATAGGCTTGATATGGTTGAAAAGTCGCCAGCACCTAAATGACGGCTGACAAATTCACGCGCTATAGTTTCGCCGTTGTCTGTGTAGACGCCTTCTTTGAGTTGGTAAATCTTTCCGTTTTCATAGTCTGTAACGTAGTTCTTCCCTAACAATTGGGTGTAAAGCAAACCACGATGGCGACCACCGCTAGAACTAAGTTTTGACCACGATTTTGATTGCCCATCAAACAACCATGTTGCATTGGCGCTTGGGAATGTGATTTGATAAAAAGGGTGACCGCCTTGCATGTATGCAAAAGCCACAGCATCACTTACTGAGCCGTATTCGCCAAACGTGCTATCAATTTCAGGGGTTGATACTGCTTGAGCTGCACCACCTGATTGAACGCAAACCTGCACTTGTCCAAGGCGATTTTTGCGCAGAAAAATGATCGAATCCATGTACTTACAGATTGACCACCGAGCAGCCAAGCCCCACTCAATCGCGCCTGAGCCAATGCGAGAATAAGGAAAATCTAAAGCCCCCGTATTACCCCACGGTTCGTTAGTTTTATCACCAAACAAATGAACCAATCCGCTATCAACAAACACGCGCACCAAATTGTCTGGGCTGGCTTCTGCCGTTGCAAAATCCAATGCACCCCAGCTTAAACCGTCATACTGTCCTGATATGTAAAACTGACCTGTCTCGCCTTGGTTTGTAATGAAGCGCCCGTCTGTAAAGTCCACATGCTGCGGCTTGGTCGGGAAGCCTTCATCTGTGATTTGCGTAAATGTAAAAGTCGAACGGTCAAAAACATAACCATATTGACCGTCAACAATGCAAATCTGCGCTCCATTGTCAGATATGCTTACCAACCCATCAGATGTTAAAAGCGTGCCAAGTGGCGAATAAACACCATTGTTTAGCAGTGCATAGAGCTTGTTTTGATTGACTACATAAACAACGCCTGAGACCTCCCAAATGCCACGGCATGGGGACGCGCCAAAGTCAGTAAACAAGGTTAGACCCGCGGTCGGATAAAGCGTTAACGTGTTCTTTTCAGAGTCGCCATTCACTTCTACATACAAATTGGTGCGCTGCTGTGCGTCAACGTTTACCGATTTGCCTTGATTGCCAATGCCAAACAGAGGGACGGCTACACTCATTGCACCATGCCTGTAGAGATATTAAAAACACCCTGAGTAGGGACATCTGACCTAAAGCCTAAGACAATCGGTTCATAATTTCTACGCTTGATTTTCTTTTTAGCCAGTGCCGCGCTTTTACCGAGAAACGGAGGAACTACTGCGCTGAACTCCATAGCCAAAGCAAGCGCTAGATTGAATGTGATTGCGTTTTCGTAAGCAGGCGGCAAATCAATCGTGTCTGTCAGATTAACGAAGCCTATAGGCTTGATTGACCACAGCTTTAAAGTGACTGGGACTGTAGGCGTTGGAAATACGGTTAATGTGCCATTGGGGAATGTTGGCTCGTACCACAACATAAACGGCATGGTCGTTGTTTCGTTTTTAAGCGTTACTGCGTTGTACTCAGCCAGTGTTGCTATCGTCATGGGATAGCTAACACCTGAGTGCTCGATGTAGCTTGAATCAAGCAAGGTATCAGGGCGGGTTGTGACAATATCGCCTGATTCGCCCAGTGCGTAAGCGCTTACGCCAGCCGTTAGTGTGATAGTGTCCAAGGCTTTGACTGAAGCCATTAGCGGCTCAGTTGTCCATTCATCCAACATGGCATTTAAAGCCGCGAAGCCGTCTACAGCTTCATCAGAAGTTGGAGTTTCACCAATAGAGTAAACGCCGATCAACCGATAAGCACGCTTGATGATGTCAATACACGTAACGGATCGGCTGCTTTGGTTAACTACGATAGACATTTATCACCTCTTTTTTGTTATTGTGTTTGAAGCCTAGTTTCATTACTTTGCAACCCAACCAGTGTTACCAGTGCCTGATTCTTTGACGTATAGCGTTGTATTAGCGCCACCATCAGTCCTTGTGTACCAAGACCCTATAGACGCGGTTAACACCCCCTCTGGTGAACCAGTCCCTGACGTTATTCTGGTAGTGCCAGTGCCAATAAACATAGTGTTGACATAGCTTTCACTCCATCTGAATGATGACGTGCCGAGGCTGTATGTGCTGGTTACTGCTGGGTAAAAAATACCATTAAGAGTGATAGCGTTTGCACCAAAAGCGCCGATATAGGCTGTCTGTGCAGCGGTTGTGCCGTTATCAAAATAGATGCGCCCATTATTGAAATCCATCTTCAACCGCGAGTAAGTATCAGTAGAGCGCTTACCCTCTAAGCCTTGTGAATAAAGTCGGTAAACCCAGTCTGTGCTTGAGTTATTTTTACTTATCGACCTCTCACCAGCAGAAAAACCCTGTACGTGTGGGGCAGTATTGCCATTAGACGTATTGTTAACGATGCTTAAAACACTACCAGTACCTTCTATTTTGCTAAGAGCGCCAGAGAATATACTGTTATTAGTAGATGTACCTGTGCCTGTAAACGTGAATACAAGCTGGTCAATTTGATAACCACCCTCAAACGTGTTAAATCCGTTACCACTAACTGTATTAGTGTGGAATAGTATGTTTTTACTTACCCCCTCAAAACGAGCGCTTATAAACTTATTAAAAGCTGTTGCCTCATTGAATTCGACTGGGTGCTCTACTAAATTCCCCTCAAGACTCGTATTTATAAATACATTGTTATTTGCGCCGCCTGCTGTTGCTGTGCCTTTTGCCAATAAAATTGATCGTGTACCAACATAGCCACTGGTTGTAAAGTCCGTAGAGTTAAATCCTAATCGCCCACCAATGAAAGTATTTTGATTACACCAGCCACCAGAATCCAATGGCATTAGACGGACATTGATCTTATTGGAATAGACCCTGCCAAGAGTGACCTTGTTGTACGCAGCGCCTGAGTTGTAGCCGCCCATTGATAATCCATATTCAAAATTCTCAATAGCAGGAATATATAAATAGTTTGTATCCGTGTTAGCGATCTCTAAGCCAACGCCTGTACCCCAAACACCAGATACTCTTGCAGTGTTGATAACTTTTGGGAGTTTGAGATTTTTTGCAGTAGTTGGCTCTCCAGAAGTTGTACCAAATCGAACGACTGGGCTAACTAATGTTGCGTTAGCTTTGATGGTTAAATTTGAGAGATCACCTGAACATTGCAAATTTAGTGTGTTTGTCACAAGGGCTACACCGCTGTACCCCTCCAAGAATCTACCGCTTGCAAGCGCTTCATCTGCGGCTGCTTGAAGTGCCGCGGTAACGTCTATCGATGCAGTTCCAGCTTGTACATCTGCGATCTGTGCATCAGTCATAAAATCAAAGACATTAACTGGCTGCCACCCCATCCATTTCGCTAGCGTCGTAGCCACTGCACCAGCCGCGCTGCGAATCCAACCGATCAGAGACGCGCCTGTGTCAACTGCGAGTGTTGCTAGCGTGATAGGGTCAACAATTAACACATCTGTGATAATGCTTTCCGTTAGATTTACGCCACTGGTTGTAATGGTATAGCGCCCATCAGCAACATAAAATTCAAAGTAGCCACTATCATTTGCCGTCAAAGGGTTTGCTGTTGTTGTTACCCCGTTGTCACTGTAAAGAACCGCAAGCGCACCAGTAGCGGTTACGGTAATTGTGATGTTGGCATTAGGGACAATATCGCCTTTTTTGTTAGTGACATTGTTGAAATATTTTTGCATTATTCAGCCTTTGGTTTGCGCCCACGTTTTGCAGGCTGAATTTCGTTAACTTCTTCTTTGGGTTCTGGCTTATCGCCCCTTGCGTGCATTTCTGCGTACATTTCGTAGCCATCAGCACGCGCCATTGCTTCGCTGTCAGCATCGTGAACAGTTACACCGTCTTCGATGCCACCGCGATACAAGGCTTTTGGGTATTCAACAAACATAAAAACTCCAAAGAAAAAGCCCCTTGTTAGAGGGGCTTGTGGTTTAGTTGCTCAAGATACGAGCAGCGAGTTCAGCGCGGATAGTTTTGTATCCGTAGAGAACATCAATACGGCAAGGGATGGTGTCGCTGTTGATGGCGTACTGGCGTGCGATACGCATAGAGATGCCATCGAACGATTCACGAGCGCCCCATGCGCCGTACTGACTCACGTCTTCTAAGTCAACAGTCGCAAACGTGAATGCATTCTTGTGGAATGCCAACGAAGGACGGTAAACAGAAGAAGCCGCGCCAATCTTGGCAACTGCGCCGCCGTTGGTAGGTGATGCAACCACGTTTTGACGACCACCAGAAGTAACGATGGCTGGAGAGATTGCCAAAGTACCCGCACCGCCTGCATAGTCAGCCGTGACAACGAACTGTTGCAATGCGCCTGTGTCGGTTTTGGTTTCAGGATGGCAACGGTTGCAACCAACAAAGGTAACGATGTCGCCTTTCTTGAAGGTAGTTGCACCAGTGGCAACAATCACACCCGAGCCAACTTGCGAAGCGCCGTTAACCGTGTAGGTTGTAGCCGCCGCAGCCGTGCCTGTCGCTTGTGACGCAAGCAAGGTGTTTTCGTAGATGTCACCAAAGCCAGCCGTAGAGCCAACCAAACCATCACGGTATTGCTTGGCAATGGTAGAGCTGTCTTGGAACAAACCTTTGAGGCCGTCCACTAAGTCCAAATTGTCCTGAGTGTTCAGAATCAATTTGCGCTCAGAGCTTGGTGCTAAAGAGTCTGTCAGCAACTTACGCGCTGTCAAAACCTTATTCAAGGTCACCGCAGCGCCTACGTTGTTAACAGCTTGGTACACATCGAGAGCCATAGAAAAAGCGTCAGACTCCAATTGCGCCGCCAAGACGGACATTGCAGGCTCAAGGATTCGATCAGAGAAATCATCAAGGCTCAAAGTCAACTCAGCAGAAGTGAATGTTGTATCAACACCCTTTTGAGTAGCCACTTGCAAGGTTGTAGATGATTCGGTCACATCTTGCGTACTAATCGCCGCACCAGTTCGCACGGTGTATTGATTCGGTAAGCGGATTTTGATGGAATCACCGATTTTTGCGCCAGTTTTGCTAAAGCTGTCGTCGTATTGACGGTTGATAGAACCGATAAAGTTCAGTTTTTGATGCAGGATTTGCAGCGCCTTGCGGGTTACTGCGGTAGGGGTAAGAATTGCATTAGCCATTTGGATATGTCCTTAAAAAAGAGTCGTGGATTAACCACGCTTCAGACGGTCGCGCTCTTTACGCATCCATGTCTGTATGTCGTCGGTGTCTGACGGCATAGAGCTTGTGGACGCTTGACCTTTCCCACCTACGGGATTGATCGGCTCAGGCGCTTTGCTGATTCGTGGCTTGGGTTTTGCTGCGATTTCAGCCTCAATTCGGCTTAATTCGCGTGCGGCTTTGATAGGTGACAATTGCGCGATTTGCGCAGCCTTCATTGGATTTGTGCCTAGAAAGTAAGCAACGTCTGCACCTAAATCGGAATCGCTGATGTACTCAGCCATGCCCTCATTAATCTTTAGGTTTGGATTGCCTACCACCACTTGAAAATCAGGGTACTTTTCAGTTGCCTTCTCAGCTTTCGCTAAAAACGCCTCTGTTTGTTCCTCTTGCTTGCGTCTGCTTTCGCGTTCGTTCAGCTTTTCGAGTGCTTTTTTCTCTGCCAAATGCTCAATTTGAGCTTGGTAAAAGTCGTCATCAGTACGGAATGATTCGCGCTCAGGTGCTTTTTCTAACGTCTTGAGTTGTTGCTGCTCTCGCTGCTGTTCTTCAAATCGCCTTGCAAGTTTGCGTTCTTCTTTCTGTAGCCGCTTTTGAACCAGTGCATCTACTTCTGCTTGCGTAAAAGTCTTTGCGGGTTCGTCCTGCTTTTCATCCACTTTTCCTTCTGGTGCAGTCCCATCAGGGGTGTTTAACTCTGTTTGATTTACTACCTCAGATTCGGTAGACGCGGTTTCACCCGCAACGGATAAATCCGTTTGATTTTCTGTTGACATGGGAAAAGCCTTTCGGCAAGACCCCGTTAGTTAGAACGGGTACTATTTGGGCTTAACGCCCTAGAGCAATGCCGCAATGATTAAGGCGATTGCCTCATCATCACTGTCATAACTCTGGTTATCAATTTCAATGCGCTTAGGATGCTGGATAACGTAGCTGGCTGGCTTTGTTATTTGCTTAGGTACTAGCGCCGTGATTCTGTCTACAAACGCTTGTGCAGCCTCTGTGTCGGTCTTTGCTATCGTGGCAATCTTTGGCTTGATAGCCTCTAACTGCTCGGTAAAACTTAGCTTGTCTAGTCTCTCTTTTTCGCGCCGTGCTTTTAGTAAGCGGCGGTCGTTTTCAAAGTTGTAGCCGTGTATGGGCTGGATAGCTTCATTTGCAGGAGGTTCAACCGCCCCGCTAGTTAGCGCCAGCAGTAACGACATTTAACTTACTCCCAACCGTAAAGTGGTTGCCATGTAAAGCGGATAGCCTGTGATGCTGTTGCTGTGCCAGCTACAAAAGTGCCTACTAGCTGCACGAATTCGCCCGGATTTACAAAGATAGGAGCGTCACCTGTATCAAAGTCGATAATGCCGTTTTTAGGGCCTTCGCCAATTTGCATACCGATCAACCAAGTCATATATCCTAGCGATACACGTCTAGGCGCTTTGGTTGTAGCTGCCTCAGCCGTTGCCAGTGATACCGCAGTATGACCATAAGCTAGTGCAAACTCAATCGTCGTTGAAGTGGTAGCTACCGCCGCCCCAAGATTGACAGCATCTACACGAACACCGCGAAGCACCAAGCGACGACCCGCCGCATTGACGGTGGCTATTGGCACTTGATAGCTTGCAAAAATCAAGTCGGTTATCGCTGCCGCCTGTGCAGTTACCAAGCCCCGACCACCTAAGCCAGCGGGTAAGTTAGCCGTTAATGCTGTGTTTGTTGGTACTGCCGCTACTGGCGCGGTGCTGTTTGGCAGTGTAGCCAAACCGCCCATTGTGCCGCCTGATAGACCTTGATACGCGCCTAATGTGCGAGAGCCTGAGACGCTAGGCGTTGAAGCGAAATTAACACCACCTTGACGCACGTTGTACGAGCCAACATAAGCCTGCAAAGACCCCGATGCCGCACCGCCAACAATACGATGCTTAAAGAACACTTGACCACCCGCCGCCATGCTCATACGAGGCTGCGCTACTGGCAAAGGCAAGCGACCTAGTGCAACAGCACCTGTACCATCATTCACCCAAAACATCGCCTCAACCATTGATTGATAGACAATGAATTGATAGCGTTTGTTATCTGTGTACGTCCATGTACCCGTGCCGCCTGATAATGGGAAAACGCCTGTTGATGTCTCAGTACCGTTATACGAACAAACACCCTGTAAACCAGCGCTAGATAAACGGAAAAATACGCCATCAGTCGGCGCGATTAACTGTGTACCAGCTTGACCGATACCCCATTCGATGAATGTATTGGTTTTAGGCTGTCCACTAAAAGCAATCTCAGCGTCTAGTGATAGGGTTGTCGTTCCTGTGCATGGGAAAAACGCATAAGTGGATAGCTGCGCACCAGTTGAAATAGTCGTGATAGAGCCTGAGTTAGTCGTAAACTGTCCAGCCGTCCAAGTTGCCGACATCGTAGTAGCTGCAAAATTGTGCTTACCCGTGTTTTGGGCTGTGTAATTAAACACTTCTTCGTCAAACAAGCAGTCTTGCGATACGCGAGCGCGGTAATCAGCGTCAACCTCTAATGGGCGAAGCAAGGGAGCAGCGGTAAGAAAGCCGCCGTCTACCTCACCCATAGCTCTAACCGAGCCAATAAGCATGGGGTCAGTGTATGCGTCACTTTCTAGGTGAACTTTAACCGCATTAGCTGCCGTAACCTCAGCGCCATTGCCAGTACCTGAGCCACGTAAAACTGTATCTAAAGCCATGATATTTTCCTTTTATTCCGCCCAAACCCATCGGATTTGAAACTGCCCTTGCAGCTTGTCTAAGCATCGGGCGTGTATCGTGAAACCTGTTCCATCCGTAGGCGTTCCGCACGTTAAACCCACCAATGCAGCAAAGTAACGATGGTCATTTGCTGTGTGTGTGCCTGTTGTGTCGTCGCCCATCACATAAGCCTCAGCCTTGGAATTGGCTGTAATAGCGCTTTGATCTGTTACCGTCACACTTGCTTCAGAAGTGCCGGGGAACGCGCCAAAATCAATTGTTGCCACCCCTTGACCAGTAGCCATTACTGTTCAATCCTTTGACCAACAAACGAGCCGTCCGCTTGCTTTTGAATGACGATTTGCGCATTGCTTGGCTTGCTTGATGCCATTGCTACAGCACCAACAGCTTCTGCCATGTTGCCTATGACTTGAATAACCTGCTGATTGCTTTCAACCAATGCGCCTAGCATTACCTGCGTTTGGTTTGGTTTAGCTTCGATTTCGCCAGTTTCTTCATCCGCTTCAAACTCAGGCGTTTCATCGTCTTGCATGGCGTTTGATGTCTTAGCCGCCATCGTTGCGGTGTTCTTCATCTGCATACGCTTGGTTTCCTCTGCGTAGGCTTTGATGTCAACTTCACGCTCTTTTAGCTTTAAATTCGCCTTCTCGATTGATTTATCACCCTCAATCTCGGTCAATTGTTTGTCTGCATTTTCCAAAGCCGTGCCCATAGCCTTAATCTGCTCGGACATTTGTTTAACTTGCAGCTCTAACTGCGCAGGGTCGGGCTTACCGCTCTTTTCATTGATGCTGGCTTGTACTTCTGGGCGTAATGTCAGCTTCAAACGTTCTGCCATTTCATCAGCGCCCGGCCAATCCATGTTTTTAACCAATTGGTCGCCAATCACTGACCACAATTCAGGGTTAGCTTGCGTCATGGCGGTCATTGCGTCTACAGCTTCCACCCTGCGCGTGTTGAAACTTGGCCCTGTTGTCGTGTGCACATCATACGTGCCGATAGTTGGGTTAAAAATGCGTGTAATCTCGCCCTGATCGTCTTCCATTTCCGTCAAGGCTTCAGGATGTTCAGTGTCAATCACAGCATTGGCTGGGCTACCGTCTTCGCCCAAAATGCGAGCCACACGCCGCGAGTCGTAAACTTGCGGAATCATGTCTAAGATGATGCGCCCAATGTGCCGCACTGCCCTTGCAAGATTGTCAACATAATGGAAAGTAGAAGTATCGCTTTCACGTTGACGCGCCATGATTGCGCGCCCTGATGTTTCGTTACTCTTTTGTCCTAGGCTTGCATCATATTGCCCTGTCTCACTCTTGATGTCTTCAGACGATGAAGCCGCAATTTGGCTTAACCCTGTTTCTACTTGTGCAGGTGCGACACGTTCAGGTTTTTGTAGTGGGTTGCCTTCACCGTCATACGCATTGAACGGCAATATCGCGTGGTCTTCGCTGTTGGCGGTTTGCCATTGCTTTTCGTAACCCTCTATCGACTCCACAGAGCCAATATAAGGCGCTTTAGGCGCTAGCATCACACGTTCAACAATAGCGCTTTGTGCTACGTTGTACATGCGCTGCGAGTCTTTAGCATTACGGACAATGCCAGAGTAATATATTTTGCCGTCTACCGTCCAAGCGTTACCAATCACACGGGCAACTGGAATATATTTACAGGGGAACTCGCGTTCTTCTAATATCTGTTGACCGTTCAACTTGTACCACATCACCACGCATTTATGACTCTTGCGGGTTTTGATAGGTGTTTCGCCTTCAACCACGCCAGCGGGTAATTTATCCCCATCAAAAGATGATTCGCCATTAGCCCAAAGGTTTAGCGTCTTGCTTTTGTAGGTGACCTCAAAATATTCAACAATACGAACATTTTTATCAGCAAACCAGTCGCCAGCCGTTGCAGATTGCCAATCAATGGCTTCTGCTTTGGGATATTGCTTTTCAAACTCTTCTTTAGTTAGCGAGTCTTCAATCAAGAACCACTTACGGTCAGCGCCTGCGGGGTCTTTAGCCTCAGGGTCGTCGTAGCACTTGAACGTATCTTGAATTGGCTTGATGTAGATGTCTTGGTCAAATGAGTCTTCACCAATGTAATCAGCGATAACACGGATATAACCTAATCCGTGAGTTACTTGGTTATCAGCAGCGAAATCATAAGCAACATCAGCGTCTGAGCTCGCCTCAATGTGACGCGCTAAACCCATCAAAATATCAGCAACTTCTACATCAGCATGGTCGTCAGCAGGGCGATATTTGATTGATGGTCGGTTTTGGCGAATATCGTTGGTGACTTGACGAATATGCTGCGGTAACTTGTTGATCGTCAACATCGGGCGACGATGCAGCTTACGCTTTTGAACATCTGCATCCTCCCATTGCCAAGGGTCATCAGGACTTGCAGCTGCAAAACGAATATCTTGTTTAGCACGGGCGCGATTGTGCTCACTGCTTTCTAGTGAGAGCTTGAACCGCTCCTTTGCTGTTTCGAGAATATCGTCGTTTTCTTTTGCCATTAAGTCATCCAGCTACCTTCTGCCATGTCGGGCATTGTTTTAAATGGTTGTCGTTTTTTGGGAGCTTTGATGTACTCCAAGCCTCTACCAAAGAGGCTCAATACATCAACGCCATCATCATGTTTTGCGGCTGGAAAGCGTAGAACTTGATTCATAAGCTCACCACGCCAAATTGCGTTCTTGGGAATAAACACCTTCCCCATGCTTGCCATTGCTTGAAACGGTCTAGCCCGTGTCGGCTTATCAGCGATCGATGCAAGCCATTCAATGCGGCAATATGCTTGCCTTGCCTGCATTCGCTGATTAAGGAATGGCTCAATAGAGCGTCTAATTGGCCCAGTTTCACCAAACCAGCATTGCGGCGAATGCTTCACTATCAGATCACACTGCGATTCAATCCAAACATCAGCGCTGGCTTGTTTTTTGTACCAGTCAACTAAATAAATATTGTTGTTGCCATCAACGCCGATAACACCATGCTCGGTAAAGTCACCACCGCCATCGGTTACCGCGTAGTCACTCGCACCATACATACGCAAGTTATCAGGCAATTTTTCATATTCCTGAAACCAAGCAGCTTTAAAGAAGTCGCCTTCGTCTGGTATCGGGTTTTGTTGATACAAGCTATTCCAATCACGGGCAGGCAACACGCCGCGAATCTGCTCTAAACGCTCCAACGGATACCACTCAGGCCACAATGCAGCGCCTTCATCATCAATAGCTGGAAGGCTTAGAACCTCCCACTTATCGCCGCCATGCTCTTGCTCGTGCAGTAACCGCCCTGTTAAATCGTCATCGTGCCAGCGCGTGTTAATCACAACGATTGCACCGCCTGGCATTAATCGCGTATAGGCTGTTGACGTGTACCAATCCCAAACCCGTTGCCGTCTTAGCTCGGAATCAGCCTCTTCACGGTCTTTAAACGGGTCATCAATCAATAAGATGTCAGCCCCACGCCCTGTAATCGCAGTACCCACACCAGCAGCCACATACATGCCGCCCGTATCTGTGTGCCAACGGTTTGCAGCTTTACTGTCCTGCGCTAATGACACATTGAACAATGCACCAAACTCAGGGCTATCTACGATGTTTCGCACTTCACGACCAAAATCATTCGCCAAATCACTGTTGTAACTGGCTGCGATGATTTGTTTATCAGTGTTTCGCCCAATATAGAAGCTCGGAAACCGCCTAGAGGCTAATTCTGATTTTCCATGCCGTGGGGGCATACAAATAATCAAGCGCTTTATCTCGCCACGCTCTACAGCTTCCAGCTTTTCAGCTATAAGCGCATGATGCGGAGCTGCGCTATATGTAGGATTTGTGTACTTGGTGAAATCCAATAACCGCTCACGACCTCTACGCCGCGCCAGCAGTTCAACGGCTGCGGCCTGTGGCGATAGCTGCAAGCTCATCGTCTTTCACTTCGCTTAGGTTGTTTACCTTGGCTTCGATCTTGTCAACCAGCAATCCAGCTAACTTAGCCTTACCCATCGTTGCAGCTACAGC